CTATATTCAAATAGGGGCGCTTACATTCAAAGTTAGGTTTAAATGAAGATATAGTGGAACATTCAAATAATTTGCGTATATCTTCCTTTATTTCTAATATTTTATTTTGTTTAATGACGTTATCATCTAATTCGCATAATAAAAAAGAATTATTATCATCTAATTCTAGAATGGTAATAATGTCTATACATATTTGTTCTCTTTCGTTATGATATTTTTCACTTAATTTAATTCGCATTATATACAATTATAATATAATCTTTATTATATTTTTGTTCCATTTTAAATGTTCAAGGGTGTAAAAACGCCAATATAATAATAATGAACACGCTTATCCAAAATAAGAGTTTTGATGCGGTATACATTATTGGATACCCAGGTTCAACTGATTTGTCCAACCCCAACATCTTAATTATAAGTTTTAGAGGGTATACTGTAATAAACCAAATATAATCGGGTTGCGATTTTCCCCAATTTTTAGAATTTTCTGTTTCTGGCCATAATTGGTAACATACTGGTTCATAATATGTATATCTATTCAATATCAAATTGTTTTGTAAATCCCAATCAGAAATAGATTTCTGATCCACTTCTAATAATTGTGTAATATATTTATCTGAATAAATGATGGCATGCGTTCCGGCAGAAACGAATACAATATTAGTATATAAATCATACGGTATCTGAAAAAATGGTAAGCATCCCAATAAATATATGAACTCGGTATGTTGTTTTGTAACTATAAATTGATTTATTCTGCTAGCTACAGAAGGGTCGTTTATTTTTTCGCTGAACATAAAGTCGTCTTCCAATACCAAAATGTTTTCATATTTATTATTTTTGGCGTGTTTAAATGCATGTAAAAATGCATCAGTTAAATCGACCGCGGGTAATTTTTCATGAATATGTTTGTCGCATTTTTCAAATCCTTTATTGAATATAATATAGACTATTTTGGTTGGATGATATTGTCGTAATTGTTTGTGAATACTTTCTAATCGCCCATTTCCTTCCAAATGGATAATATAGGTAGCGTCTACGGACTCGTCTAATAATCCACCAGGATAAGTTATTTTTTCGAAATGATAACAGTGATCATTTAGTTGATACATCCAGTATTTATTATATTATTATAATATTATAATAATATAATATTTAATTTTGCATGACAACCCGACAATATTTCATCGATGGTTGTTTTGACGGATACCATTATGGACATGTAAATGCGATATTGCAATCCAAAATGTTATGCGATACACTTGTTTTAGGTACTCATACTGATAAAGAAATGAGTGCGCAGAAAAATATCCCGTTATTTGATTTTGAAGATAGATGTTATATGTTGTCACATTGTAAATATATCGACCAATTTGTAGGGGCGGTTCCTTATGTAGTAACGATACAAACCGTACATAAATATCAATGTTCTAAATATTTACACGGAGATGAAACAATAATTACAAAAAATAACGAGAATGGGATAACAGTCCCGCTTGATTGTTATATTACGTATAAGGTTACAGAAGGAATATCCACGAGTAATTTATTGTTGCGACTATATCAATATACGAATAAACTCCCACTATCTCGTAATGAAAATACCGCATATTTAATGGATATTTTGACTAAAATGAAAGCGTATGTTGAGTTGTCCAATAATAAAAAAATATATGTTATACATGAATATGATATGTTATGTCCTGCACATTTGAAACAAATACATCAATGTAAACGCGATTACCCTGATCATAAAATAATTGCAGTTATAAAAAATGATTATGCCGGTGATATCAATATATTTAATGAATTAGAACGAGAGATTACATTGCGAAGTATAACATTAATAGATGATGTTCTAATCTATAATGATACTGTCCTGGATGATATGTTGGAGGATGGTGATAATATTATAGCTGATTTATCAGATAAAAAATGTAAATATTATATGGGGTTTGATAAATGTGCATATATTTCAAAACTTATGGAGAAATTTGATCAATTAAAACATAAATTAGTTAAATTGACCCTTGTATAATATTATACAAAATAAACGTATTAAACCCATTATCGCATAAAAAGAATAAGGAGATGAAGTTTACTATCGTCGAAAAAAGCAAAAAAGATCAATTTATCTCTCTATTCGGATTATTGAAAAATTGTACTAATATAATCAATATCATGTTCAATGAAACAGATATGTATATTCAGGGCATGGACAAATCGCATGTCTGTTTGTTCGATATTAGAATATTATCGGATTGGTTTTCATCCTACGAGAAGCATGTAGGAGAAACCACAAGTATTTGTGTAGATACCCATATTATTCACAATGTGTTATCAATGTGTCAAGACCATCACACATTAATGCTGCAATATGATGGTATGACCGAACCAGATAAATTAAATATTGATTTAATCAATAATTCGATATCGGTTAAATCTGATTTTAATAAATATTTCAAAATACCGTTATCGGATCTAGATTCTGATATTTTATCTGTTCCGGAAACTGAGTATGATGCTGAATTTTCCATAAATGCTAAAAAGATGAATGAAATTATGGGACAACTATTACATTTTGGGGATACAATAAATATAACATGTTCAGAGGAACAAATTGTTCTTGGATCAGACGGAATTGGAGGAGAGATGACCGTAAATATTCCCATTGATGATTTGACAGAATACGCTATCGCTGAAGGAGATGTTATTGAATTATCGTTTAGTTTACAGTATATCCAAAAAATGTGTATCACACATAAATTATCATCTGAAATTGATTTTGCTATTAGTGCAAATTATCCCATGAAAATTAAATATAATTTAGGAAATGATAGCAGGGTTTTGTTTTTTATTGCGCCCAAAATCAATGAGTAATGTAAGTGAGTATAAATACCAAAAAATTAGTATGATTTTCTATTAATGCAGATAATTGTCGCCTTTTTTATTTTTTGTATCGTATTATTTATTTATTTACATATTCAGTTTCATCTTAAAACAAGTAACGATTTAGAAATATTCGAAATAGAGCAGGCGTCGAAAGATAAATTGGAAGAAATAGCGGATTTACGTCAACCAATTGTATTTGATCTAGAAGATGACCGCATTATCCAGACGACTAATAAACAGTATATATTAAATAATTATAAAGCATTTGAAGTAAATATTCGTAATGTAAAGGAAACTGATTACAATAGCGAAATTTATATGCCATTGCCTATGTATGCCGCCGAAAAATTATTCAATGAAGATAAAACTGGGACATATTATAGTGAACATAATGCGGATTTTTTGCAGGAGACTGGATTAGTTAAAAAATTACAATACAATGATGAGTTTTTAAGACCGTACATGCTGTCTAATTTTAATTATGATATAATTATGGGTTCTGAAAATACGTGCACCCCATTTCATTATGAATTGAATTATCGAAATTATATATTAGCCACGCAAGGAGAAATTCATATAAAATTGGCACCTCCACACAGCAGTAAATACTTATATCCGGTATATGATTATGAAAATTTTGAATTTAGGTCTCCGTTGAACCCATGGTTTATCCAACCGCAATATAGTGCGGATTTTGATAAAATGAAGTGTTTGGATATTACGTTAACCCCTGGTAAAATTGTATTTATTCCGGCATATTGGTGGTTTAGTATTAAATTTGGAAAAGATTCTAGCGCATCGTGTTTTAGATATCGAACATACATGAATAATTTAGCAATTGTACCTCAAATTGCAATGTACGCTATTCAAATCCAAAACGTTGTTAGAAATGTTACCAAGAAACATGATATTAGGGAACTGAATAAAGTGAATAAATATTCCAAAACAATTGAGCGAGAGAAAGATACAATTTCCGAAAATGAACCTGAAGATACCGATAATGAAAAAGAAGGTACTACACCTATTTCGGAGATATAATAAAACTTTACAATATTTTTGGGAATTTTTTAATATCGTATTATAATATAAAAAATGAATCAACCGGTTACTACCATCCAACCATTTCAACAAGTCACAACTCAACAGATATGCGGGTTTTCGATAAGAGTTCAGCAGGTCACTTTATTTAGTGGTGCAACAATTGCAGTCAATACATATGATCAGAACAACGGTTTAATTGGGGTTCAAATGGTTGATATATCCGGTTCTGCGTATGAAGCATGGGGGTCAGATGATACGTATATTACACGATACGTTGCCGAGAAACTTGGGTTTACCGTTGCTTTACCTGAGCCCGTCGCACCTGAACCAGTCGCGCCTGAGCCTGTAGCGCCCGAGCCCGTCGCGCCTGAGCCTGTAGCACCTGAGCCCATGCTTCATACGCAGAAC